CCAGTCATCAGTCTTTTCTGTGCAAGTTTACGGAAAGTCCTAGCGTCAGATATATATTCAAAACCATCAGCCGTGTTACGCAACGCATTGTATTTTATCTTGAGTCCGTTGGGTAATGTAATCCCATCTGCATCATAAGGCAGTAGTTCACATATGTTACCCGATGCACCCGAGACCATACCTGTAAGAGCATGACCACATCTGTTCCACAAAGATACAATCTTGTGGTTCTTCTGTCGGTATAAGTTTACAATACGTTTGGCTTCATTTTCATCTATATCTACAGCAATACCACCTTGCCCGAGAGCAAGCGTGGCTCTAAACTTTACATGCCCCATGCCATAACCTAGACCAAGTATGCAGGTCTTACCTACAAACCTCTCAATCTTGTCAGACTTAGTTACACGTTTACCATAGACCTCAGATGCAAACTCACTGTACACATCTCTACCCTCACGGAACGCTTGCACAAGATCATCTTGTCCTGCGATATACGCAACCATACGGGCTTCTATCTGTGACGAATCACAAGCAACCAAGACATGACCTTCGGGTGCAGTGATAGCCTTACGGATTGCGCCATTCCTAGGTAGGTTCTGTAGGTTCAGCTTATCACCACCACTAAATCTACCTGTATGTGCGCCATAGTAGTTGAGCATAATAGGTAATGCCCCCCTGTCTGCCACCTTCATAAGGTTCTCAGTTCTAGTCTCTTCGATGGTAGACTTTGTACCAAGTCTTGCCGCCACTAGAGTTTGTACCTTTGGATTAGGGTGGTCGAGCAGAGCAGTAAACTCTTTATCTGTCTTTGCAAACGCATAGGTTTCTTTACCAGTGCGTAGGCTAGTCTTCATCGGTGGTTCTACACCAACAGTTTCTATTATCTTTGCAAAGATTTGATTAGACATGAGAGCCTTCTTGACTTTCTCCTCACTCAAACCTTTGAGTGCAAGAGATTCAATCAGTTGCTTCTTGTCATCCTTAACCTTTTGTAGATGGTCAGATAAAACCTGCTTGTCTAACTGAATAGTAGGCTCAGTATACATACGGATTGTTTGGTCTATAATCATAAGTTCAGACACAGGTACTTTATGTCTTAGCTTTTGATATAGTTTGTATGTCAAGTTTATGTCCTGCAAACAATAGTCAGCATACCTGTCAAGTTCTTGTGGTGAGAAGTCCTTACGTCTCTTACCAAGACCTTGTATAATCTCGTCTCCTTTTTGACCTAGCTTATAGTGATTTGCTAGTGCCTTAAGAGAACCCCCCACATTTGCATGATGGAATGGTCTAGCCATAGACAAAGTATCAAACCAAAACTTAGGCTTGATACCATATATCCACGATAAGATAGCACCATCAAACGCTGTATTGTGTGCAAGGATTGCATCTTCCGAGTAGTCTAACGAGTTCAGAAACCTGCCGACATCATCTCCACTGTACCAATCGGGTTCGTTGTCATCTACCTTGATGCCTACGCCGATCACCTCAAACCGAGGATCACGGACGTAGGCTTCGGTAGTCATCTTTGACAACGAGTACTCACGAGAATAGTAAGTCTCAAAGTCAATAGTGATTACCTTCATGTGTTACTCCTGTCCTCCGACATCTCAGCCGCAAGTGCAGAGTACCCACATGTGTCAACATAGTTGTCTATGTGTGATGGGTTCTCACTGATTCGTGCAATCTTCAACAACACTAGCATTATCGGAACATCACTAGGCTTGATGAAATCAATCAAACCCAAATGAGTATTCCAATACTGAGCAATCATTGTTGCATTGTTTGCAAAGTCTCCGTGGTCATGTTGTCTAACCTTGCTAACCATATCGTTGGCTGTCATAAGGACACTGGTTCTATTGACCAATGCCTTCCGTTGCTTCTGCCTTTCTTCTTTCTCAAAGACTTCCTTCGGTGTTCCAACCTTTGACCTAATGTTGTAGACATACTTAATACTACACTTACAAGCCTTAGCAATATCACTAGGCTTGGCAGTAGGATTGTCTACAAGATACTTCATTACCTTCTCATACTTCTTGGACTTCATCATTACCTCCGTGTAAAGTATATAATTCCACACCTTTACCACATTGTAAAGAGTGTTCGTTACAAATGTTGACAGCTTGACCTGCACTAGCACCCATTGCTAACGCACCAATTGCTATCTCCTTGCCATCGCCAAACGCACAGTAACCTTCACGGCGTAGCAACATCTTGTATGATAACTCATACAGTCCGTCTTGCTTCACCACGATTAACTTCGCTTGACTAGGTGGTACATCGGGCATCTCATCTTCCATACCTTTCTGCCACCATTCTGCTAGTTGTCTTATACCATGTAGCAAACCTACACCTGTTATAATAACAACCTCTTTATCCTTACTCACTCCATACCAAGCCTTTGATGACTCCCATTTCTGAGAGCCATCATTAGCCATTCTGTCAGTAGCAAGGGTCTTTCCATCCCATGCTATTACTGTCATAGTTTCCTCGCTTCCTCTATTGTTAGACCTTCTCGACCATAGCCAACGTATCTATATTTTTCTTCACGCTTCTCATCGTGTCCTTCTTTCTCAAAGACATCGAATCGTCTACGCAATTCAACCGACATGTCTGTTAGTATCTTGTGGACACCATCATACACTTCCTTGCTTGTAGGTTTGGACTGTTGGTAGTACCCACTCGGTGGTGTAGAACAGAAACCTATCAGCAGTTCGTGTGAGAACTCGTTGTTGCGTATTGATTTCTCAAGCAGATCAAGCCAAGGTTGACTAGACCAATCGGGTTGCTTCCAATGGTATCGGTTCTGCCCTTGTCTTTCTGCCCACACTTTCTCAATCAGTGGATCAAAGGCACGAACCTTTGCCCTTGCTCTGATACCACGCTTGAACTTAGACAATGCTTGTCGCCATGCTTTGCGTTCATCAGCTTTCTCAACGAACTTGTCATCGGGTCTACGATTGAGACACTCACCAGTATCAATGACAAACTTCAGACCTTGAAAGTATGAAGGTGATTCCTTCATCATCTGACTAGAGATAGTATATGATGACATGTAGCACGCAGACTTGAAGTCATTGCATATAGCTTCGCCCACATCATCGGATAACATCTTGGCTTGTTCTAGTTTGTTTTTGTAGAACTCATCTATCTTAGTCGCCAGTTGTTTTACATGATTACCTGTATGTTGTACCCGATACAGACCTTTCTTGTGTCGTTCGAACATGAATGGTATCCAACGGAACGATGATGACACGATAGATTGTGAGTGTTGCCAGACCACTTGTGATGGTGCAACAAACTCCACTATGTTGTCAGGTGTTATACGCATGAAAGGTGTGCTTCCGTACCCTTCAATGTGAACATCATAACATGTGACACCTTGTTGTACTGTCTGAAACAGTCTGAAGCTTGCCGATATCTTACGACCTTTCTTTGGGTCACGACACCTTGCAAACTCCTTGGCAAACTGGTCATAGGTTTCTAGCCTACGACCACCATTGTCTGTGTCGGGATATATGCTGTAGTTTTTCTCAGCTTTCATCTGCCGTTCGATGTGCATGATGAGTTCTTCTTTGTTAGTTACTTCCATAGTTACCTCTACTTTCTTGTTAGTTTGTTAAATGTTACTTGAGCCGTCATACTGTTTAAGTCCACACCAATATCTTGTGCTGTCTTGGCTTGTGGTCTTTCAGTAATTTTCTTGTGACGTTCCTTGGCTTCCTCGGGTAGCAAATCCCACAGTGGTTGCCATGCTTTCAAAGCAGGTGCTAGTGTCGTGTAGGTAGTGATGATTGACTTCACACCTGCTACAAACTCAGCCTTCTTAGCTTCTGCATTGAAGATACCTTGCGTGTACTTTTTGAATGGTTCATGTAGCCACTCAAAGTTTGGATTGTTGTAATCAATCTCGTTCCTTGAGTAGTTCATGTAGTACCCACTATCTACTGCTTTCTGCCAAGTATCTTTGTTTGGGAATGGTAATGGACTTGGTAATTTCAAATCCAAATCCACATACTTCCAAGTGTCCACCTTGGCATGTGCTGATTGCCATACATCTTCGGGTGCATTCTTGAACCCATTAAGAGGTAGGCTTTCAACTGTACTTAGATACCCTTGGGGCAAAGCATTCATCTTTGCTTGGACATCTGCTGAGAACAAACTGTCATACAGTTTCTTGCCCCAGTCATCGGGGTAGTTCTTCTTTGCTTGCTTGATGTTGTCATCAAACATGTTTCCTGCATTACGAACAATATCGTCTTGCAGTTGACCACTGAATCTTACTGTTGCCATGTGCTATCTCCTTCGTTCCATTTTTTAATTAAGCTACGAACATGTTCCTCTGCCATTGTTCCTAGTTCCTTGCGTATCTTTTCCAACGCTTGGTCGTTGGTCATGCCTAGATCATCTAGACATGTAACCAACATAGACTCTGCTTCGATGAGCAGTTTCTTAACTTCTCCCATTGTTACCTCCTTGTGGGTTAGTGATTGTTTCATCGGGTATTTCTATGTACCCTCTTGTTATCTTGTGTTTGAAGTAGAGATACCCATTGGCTTTGTGCATAAACATGTAGCCATCAAGTATCTCTTTACTTGCATACTCAAACGCTTCCTTGATTTCCTGCTCAGTCATCGACACCCTCCATGTAGACAACCTCACCCCAAGGGGCAGTGCCTTTCATGTTGGATACCCATAGAACTGGATACGCAGGTTCGTCACCAAAGTCGTCACAACACAGGTCAGTGAGTACGACACAGGCAACAGGATCAATGTCCTTGTCCTGCATGAATCTGAAGATAGGACTGAAGGCAGTACCTCCACCACCATGTGGTTTGATTACTGGCTCATCATCTTCAAAGCAGTCGTAGTGACAGACAACGGAATCAAAGTAGATGACATGTATCTTGGTAGGCGATAAGTCTTGGTAGACTTTGGTAATCTCACTCGCAAACTGAGTAAGTTCCTCCTCGCCAATCGAACCCGATGTGTCGATAGCAAAGCATAGTTCACCTAGTGCTTCACCCGATACGCTCGGTAGATACATACCTTGTGACAAGAACCTCCTGTTTGGTCTTGCCCAAGTCCTTGCATCAGTACGTTGCTTGACAAGAAACCTCTGCATGACATCTTTCCAATTCACTCGTGGCTTCATCAAGTCACCAACGAATCGTTCAAGTCCTGCTGATAGTTTGCCCATCATCTTTGCAGACTGAGCCGCTTGAGCAACCTTGACTTTCCACTCAGCTTTCTTTTGCTCAATCTCAGCAGGGGAAGAGTTCTCCCCTGCATCTTCGATGTCATCGTATGGTTTCATTCCGTCACCATACCCACCATCACCATCTTCGGGCATTGGTGGCAACAAGTTGTAGACACCATCAGTCGTGCCACCACCTCGTTGCAGTAAGTCTCTGTCCATGACACCACCTTCGATGAACTTGCCGATACCCTCATCTTCAAGCATTGGATTGATGACAGCATCACCTGCATAGTTCCAACGCTTTGGGTCACGACCATTCAAACGAAAGATGTGTTCGAACATAGGATGACAAACCTCGTGAGCAACGAGGAACAACAGTTCATCGTCTTTCAATGGCTCACAAAAGTTAGGGTTAAACAACACACGGCTACCATTGGTAGCCGCTGTTGGAACATCCTCTGATATCTCAAAGGGCATGTTCATTGCCAAGTTACCAAAGAACGGATGCTCAAGTATGAGTGCCGTCTTTGCCTTGGCGATACGTCTTTCTAAGTCCATTAGTTACCTCCCATAAATGCACCCATCTTGTCCATGATTGCCTTCGCTTCCTCAGCCTTGGTACGTCTGAGGTCGGGGTCGTTACGCAGACTTTCTGGGTGGTTGTTAGCCAATGATTGCTCAACTTGTTGACGCATGTTTTCCAAGTTAGGATCATCAGCAAAGTTCAACCGACTCAATATCGAACAGACTTCCTTGGTATTCTCAACCAAGGTATCTCTGAACACAGACTTTGGGTCGGCAAGTTTCTCAGCCATATGTTTCACTCGGTCATACAGTCTCTGCCAAGCTTCTTCCATAGCTTGCTGTGCAGAGTTCTGTACTCTCGCCTCAACATCTTGCTGTATCCTTGACAGTTCCTCATCGCCGATACTCACACGGAAGTCATTGGATGGTACTGGAAACACAGCCATGTCCATCTTGAACTTACGTTGGATATCATGCAGAGCAGGATAGTCATTACGATTGTACAAGTTACCAAGGAATCTCTGTGCATCTGCATGCAGTCTTGGATACTCTTGGAAGAATGTATCAACCAGTGTTTGCCACTCGCTCTTCTCTTTCCTAAACTCCGTCATGAAGTTTAGGTAGTTAGCTGATGGCAACATCATCGTGCCTTCAATACCCCAAGGTAAGGTGTTCGTGTAGAACTTCTTACGGATTAGGGTAGACTTCTGATGAATGTTAGTCAGTGCATCATTCATTGGTAGCAACGACTTGTTGTATCTACCTGCTGTCAATGCACTGGCATTCTGTTGGGCAACCTGTTCGGTTGCCCTCTTGTCATATTTCCTTGCTGTCCATTGAGAAATGTTCAACTGAACTAGCAATGCTTTATCGCTCAACTTCATAGTTACCTCCTTAGAATAGAACGTCTTGATGTTTAATCGCCCACTCTGTGAACGCTTGATGTGATGCAAGGTCGGGGTTCTTACGACTTGCATACGAGACACACAGTACTGAGAACTCGGGTGACATACGTTCAGCGAACTTCACGATGTTTCCAAAGTTGTCAGCGTTTGCCCTCTCACCCAATGCACCAGTCAGTGCATAGCAAGTGGCAGGGTCATCGGGTACAGTCACAGACATTGGTGACTGAATGATGGTGTCGGGGTTAGGTAGCTTCCTCTCAATCTTCAAGAAGCCACTGAACTCAGCGGCACAACCTTCACCAACAGCACCCTTGAATGTCTCGTACTCTGCCTCGGGTGGAACAACACCAATCATGTTGGCAACACCCTCAACCCAACTACGAGGCGATGGGTTCACATCTCTCTGTGGATCGAAGTCATGTAGCAGAGCAGTACGGAATCGAATGAATGATATGACAACAGGTTTCACTCCGTTATCAATCGCCCATGATGTCCAGTCATCGAGGTGTGTCTCAAGTTCATACACAGTCTCACGATTACGCAAGTGAGATAGAACTCTGTTAGCACCTGCTCTGTCAGACTGTCGGTTACCAGTGGACACAACCATCCACCCTGCTTTCATCTTCTTGCCATGCAAGTCTCTAGCTTGGCAGATGTTAGCTAGTACCTTCTGCAAGTCTGCATTGGCTTGGTTTCTGTCATCGAAGCAGATGATACCTTCATCGGGTATGTCAGTTCTGCCCTCGTATGGAAACCAATCGGGTAGCTTGTAGTGAAGCATGTCATCACCATTCGGATAGAGGATACCGAAGTCCTCCACCAACATGGTTGGCATGTGTTTCTCGATGTACCCAACACCCAACTCCTTGGCAACTTCTTGCACAATGGTTGTCTTACCTCCACCGGGGCTACCCTCGATACAGATAGTTCGTTTGGTTGGGAACAGGTTCTTAATAGTTTCCTTCAACAATGTTGCTCGCATTACGCACCTTCCTTTCTGTTATGGTTATACTTGCGATGGTCAA